TCCCCTAGCATACTCACACTTCACCTGTCAAACATAAGCTCGACCCAAAGGTGGCCGATGGTCACCCATGCAAAACCCATGCCAACATGGAGCCTTGTGTATAACCTGTGGATAACTTATGTATAACTCATGTATAACCTGTGGATAACTTGGGGGGACGGGGGGGCGTGGGGCAATCGCAGGATTGTTACTGTACCCTCTGGCATACAAAAAAGGAGTAAATTAGGAAAAAGGGGGTGTATCCTTAAGTATACCTAAGTCCTTGAATTACATAAGGAAAACACAGGTAGCCCTTTGGGATTGACACAAGCAGTTAAGGGACACACAGGTTGACACACAAGGGGCTTGGGTGTACTTAATATAATTTAGTAAATATAGAAAATAATGCTTGACTTTTAGACTGATATATGCTATAATATCAAGTATACTAAGTTAGTTAAAGGAAACCATCCGCGCCTTAAGTACCTTAAGTAAACTATAGTATTTTACTTTTATTAATAATTAAAGAAAATAACTAAACTCTACTTAAGTATCCTTAAGATAACTAAGGGGAATACTTTGAGTAAAACAGAAATAGATAGGTCAACCACAGCCGCGAAGCGGAAAGGTCGGCCACCAAAGAAAGCTGTAGTATCTAAAACAACAGGTAATAGAAAAGGGGTAGGTCGCCCCAAAGGTGATGCTTCAATCATCAACGACTATAAAGCTAGGATGCTTGCGTCCCCAAAGTCACGCAAAGTGATGGATGCAATCTTTGATGCGGCTTTAGACAACGATCATAAGAATCAGTCAGCGGCATGGAAGTTGGTAATGGATAGGATGCTACCTATCAGTTACTTTGAGAAGGAGAAAGGAGGTAGTGGTGGTCGTAGTGCTATCAACATCTCTATTACTGGAGTAGGTGGGGAAACCACTATTATCTCTGGTAATGAACAGCAAGACCCATTAGAGGGAGAAGTTGTCAATGATTAATAACATTAATGATATGTTAAGATACTTTAACAGGGAAGAGTTTGCCTGTCAGTACACAGGTAAGAATAAGATTGACGATCAGTTCCTAACCAAATTAGACCACCTACGTTATGTGTGTGGTTTTCCGTTTATAATTACTAGCGGTTACAGAGACCCTAGTCACCCCATAGAGGCTAAGAAAAAAATTGCAGGAACTCACGCACAAGGTATCGCCTGTGACATCAGGACTGAGAATTCTCAGCAAAGGTATGATATCGTTAAACACGCCACTGCGATGGGGTTCAACGGTATCGGAGTTGCTGACAGCTTTGTCCATGTTGACATCCGCAAGTTGGACGTTGGCGAGTCTCCTGTAATGTGGTGCTATAGTTGACGGACTTAAATGTCTCTCTTCTACCGTGGCAACAGGAAGTATATAACAACGAAACAAGATTTAAAGTTATAGCCGCAGGTAGACGTACAGGCAAGAGTAGACTAGCGGCATGGATGTTAATACTCCGCGCCCTTAGTGATACCAAAGGCCATGTGTTCTACGTTGCCCCTACACAGGGACAGGCTAGGGACATTATGTGGCAGATGCTACTAGAGTTAGGACATAACGTCATAGCCTCTAGCCACGTTAATAACCTACAAATTAAACTCATTAATGGTGCTGTAATTGCCCTAAAGGGTGCAGATAGACCAGAGACAATGAGGGGTGTCAGCCTCAAGTTCCTAGTAATGGATGAGTACGCTGACATGAAGCCAGAGGTTTGGGAGCAGATACTAAGACCTGCCTTGGCTGACCAAAAGGGTGATGCGTTGTTTATAGGTACGCCTATGGGACGTAATCACTTTTATGAACTATATACATACGCTAACGTGTCTGATGATCCTAGTTTTGTAGGTTTTCATTTCACAAGCTATGATAACCCACTGTTAGACCCTGAAGAGATTGAAGCGGCTAAGAAATCAATGTCTTCCTTTTCCTTCAGACAGGAGTTTATGGCTTCCTTTGAAGCAAATGATAGTGAACTCTTTAAGGAAGAAAATGTTAAGTTTGATACAGAGGAGCCTGAAGACGGTGACTTCTACATTGCTGTCGATTTGGCAGGATTTGCTGAAGTTTCTAAGGTCACAACCAAAACCAAAAGGCTTGACCAAACGGCAATTTCTGTGGTTAAGGCAGGTACGGAAGGATGGTGGGTTGCTAATATCATACATGGGAGGTGGGGTGTTGAAGAGACCGCCAGAAGAATCTTTGAAGCAGTCAGAGACTACAGACCAGTAGCAGTAGGAATAGAAAAAGGCGCACTTAAGAATGCAGTCTACCCTTACCTTAACAATGAAATGAAAAAGAATCAAAGGTTTTTCAGGATTGAAGAACTTACTCATGGTAACAAAAAGAAAATAGATAGGATAGTATGGGCTTTACAAGGCCGCTTTGAGCATGGTAACATTACATTAAACAAAGGCGATTGGAACAGTCAGTTTCTTGATGAGTTATTTCAATTCCCCAACCCACTAGTCCACGATGATTTAATAGATTCACTAGCATATATAGACCAGTTAGCTAAAGTTTCCTATGCTTATGACTATGAACAGGAAGACTACGAATACTTAGATAAATACGCAGGGTATTAACTATGTTAGAAAATAAAGAAGATTTCTCTATAGAACAAGACCTAGAAGGTTGGGTTATGGATAAATGTGATAATTGGCGTGATCATTACGAGGCCAATTATTCCGACAAGTTTGATGAATATTACAGGCTATGGAGAGGACAGTGGTCTCCTGAAGATAGAACAAGGGATTCAGAAAGGTCTAAGATTATTTCTCCTGCATTGCAACAGGCCGTTGAGTCTTCCGTTGCAGAACTAGAGGAAGCTACCTTTGGCCGTGGTAAGTGGTTTGATATACGTGATGATTTAAACGATGAAGACACGGCTGACATTGTTCTCTTACGTAAAAACCTAGAGAGAGACTTTAAAAAGAACAAAGCACGAAAAGCAATAGCTGAGTGTATTATCAATGCCGCTGTGTTTGGCACAGGTATTGCAGAAATTGTTTTAGAAGAAGAAAAGGAAATGGCCCCTGCCTCACAACCGATGATGGGTGGTGAACTACAGGCAGTAGGTGTTACAATTAAAGACCGTACCTGTGTAAAGTTACGTCCTGTAATGCCTCAGAACTTCCTAATAGACCCAGTAGCTACTGATATTGAGTCAGCGTTGGGTTGTGCTGTTGATGAGTTTGTGTCAACACACTTAGTAGAACAGTTACAAGAAAAGGGAGTCTATCGTGACGAATCTTTATCTATAGCGTCTACTGATTTTAATATTGAGCCTGATCAAGATTTAACTACCTTTGCTGAAGATAAGATTAGGCTAACTAAATACTATGGTTTAGTGCCTAGACACTTACTTAAGAAAGCCCAAGAGTCTGAGAACACAGAGGAAGAGATAGAGGAAGAAGAAGTTTCTCTTATGGGAGAGTTAGAGGATGATAGCTCAGATTCTTATTATGTAGAGGCTATGGTTGTAATTGCTAATGACGGTATTCTTTTAAAAGCGGAAGAAAACCCCTACATGATGCAAGATAGACCTATTGTTGCTTTCCCTTGGGATGTAGTACCTAGCCGTTTCTGGGGTAGAGGTGTGTGTGAAAAGGGATACAACTCACAGAAAGCACTTGACACAGAACTACGTGCGCGTATAGATGCACTTGCTTTAACAATACATCCTATGATAGCTATGGATGCTTCTCGTATGCCTAGAAACTCTAACCCACAGGTTAAAGCAGGTAAGGTAATACTGACTAACGGTGATCCTCGTGAAGTCTTACAGCCCTTTAACTTTGGTAATGTAAACCAGATTACCTTTGCACAGGCTCAAGCACTTCAAACTATGGTACAAACAGCCACAGGTGCTATTGATTCAGCAGGTATTGCAGGTTCTGTAAACGGAGAATCCACTGCCGCAGGTATCTCTATGTCTCTAGGTGCTATTATTAAGAGACATAAGCGAACTTTAATTAACTTCCAAGAAGCTTTCTTAATTCCTTTTGTAACTAAGTCTGCTTGGCGTTATATGCAGTTTGAGCCAGAAACCTACCCAGTAGCTGACTATAAGTTCCATACTTCTAGTTCTCTAGGTATTATTGCTCGTGAATATGAGGTTACACAGCTTGTACAACTGTTACAAACCATGTCTCCAGACACTCCTATGTATCCTCAACTGGTTACATCTATCATTGATAACATGAACCTAGCTAATCGGGAAGAACTTATTTCCTTACTTGACCAAGCTAATGAGCCTGACCCTGAAGCACAACAAGCAGAACAACAGGCACAGCAGTCTGAGTTGGCTTTCCAAGCGGCACAAACAGCGGCACTTAACGGACAAGCACAAGAGTCTCAGTCTAGGGCGCAGAAGATGGCTATGGAAACTCAAGTTATTCCACAAGAGTTGGAGATTGATAGGATTAAAGCAGTCACTACAAATATTCACTCAGGAGATCAAGACGACAAAGAATTTAAAAAGCGACTTGAAATCTCTAAACAACTTCTGAAGGAACGCGAAGTAGCTATTAAAGAGAGGGCTAACTAATGGCAGACGCATTACCACGTAAAGGCAAGGCTAAAGTAAAAGTAACCTCCACAGGAAAAAGAGTTAGTTACGGTCAAGCAGGTAATGCTAAAAGTGGAGGGCCAAGAGTAAGAGTAGGAACGTCTAAAGGTGATAGCTACTGTGCTAGAAGCTTGGGCATTAAGAAAGGTTTATCTAAAGATAAACAAAACAACCCTAATACACCTAATAATTTGTCTCGTAAGAGATGGCAATGTTCAGGTGCTAAATCTAAGAGGAAATAACTATGCCACAAGGTAAAGGTACATACGGTAGTCAAGTAGGTAGGCCAAAGAAGAATTTACATACTGATCCCCCTAGAGGAGGAAGAAGTATTCCAAAGGTCACACCTAAAAAGAAGACAGGTCTAAGCAAAGCACAAAGTCAGCTTTTAGGCCAAGCGCAAAAATACGCCAAGAAGACAGGTCAAAACACTAAGCAGATACAATCAGCTACTGCTAAGTATGGAAACCGTATGAAGCCTACAGGCAGTACAACAGCTAAAAGAGCAGGTGGTAGAGTAGCATCTCCTGTTAAAAGAGCAACTGGTGGCGGTCAACCTGTTAGACGAGCTAAAGCGCCTGTACGTGGTCGTAGATCAGCACCTACTCGTGGTGGACGTAGATAAAAATAAAGCTTGACTTTGAGTTAAAAGTGTGTTATACTATGTAAGTATACTACACTTATATTGCTGTCCATAAAGGAGAAACAGTATGACTCACGAATTAGAACTGTATTACCGTAACTTTAGAGACTTATTCCGTAACGAAGGTTGGAAACAACTTATTACTGATTTAAAGGAAAATGCGGTACTTATTAATTCTGTCGAAGTAACCAAAGATTCAAACGACCTATACTTTCGTAAAGGTCAATTAACTATAATTGCTAACCTTCTTAACTTAGAAGCGCAAATCGACATATCAGAAAAGCAAGCAGAAGAAGAAGAAGAAGTAGAAACAAACTGATGCTTATTTTATTTGATTTTAAATGCGAAGATGGTCACGTTGATGAACACTTTGTAACTAGCGATACCACAGAAGTTACTTGTAAAGAATGTGGTAAAATTGCTACTAGACTTGTATCGGCTCCTCGTGTGAGCCTTGAACCTTTTTCAGGCGACTTTGCAGGAGCCACTATGAAATGGGTACGAGACCGCGAGAAGAAGCTACAGAAAGAGCGTAAGGCTAACTCCTAACCGAAACCTTACATACAATACACCTCCATAATGAGAAATCACGGAGTTTGATAATGGCAACATTAATAGACGAGCGTCAAGAGAACGATGATAATAACGAAGAAATCACCAATCTCAATGAAGTAGAAACTACGACTGAAGAACCTACACAGGCAACCCAACAGTCCACAACTGAAGAAAACGAAATCCCTGACAAGTACAAAGGAAAAAGTACGGCTGACATTGTAAGGATGCATCAAGAGGCTGAGAAGTTATTAGGCCGACAGAGTTCAGAAGTAGGGGAATTACGGCAAGTTGTTGATAGTTATATTCAGACACAACTCGACACCACGCAACAAAAAGAACAACCTGAAGAAGATATAGACTTTTTCTCTGATCCAGATAAAGCAGTAGATAAAGCTATTAAGAATCATCCTTCCATAAAACAAGCGGAAGCTGTAACTCAGCAGTATAGAAAGTCAACAGCTACATCTCTTTTACAAGAGCGTCACCCAGATATGGGAGACATTCTAAAGGACGATAAGTTTGCAAAGTGGATAAAGGGTTCAAAGATTCGGACACAGCTTTTTATACAAGCAGATCAGCAGTATGATCACGAAGCCGCTGATGAACTTTTCACTAACTGGAAAGAACGTCAACAAGCTGTCGAACAAACTGCGGTGAATGAGAAGACGAGTAGAAAGGAAGCCGTTAAAAAAGCATCCACTGGTGGAGCTAAAGGAAGCGGTGAAGCATCCTCTCGTAAGGTCTATAGACGTTCAGACATTATTAAACTTATGCAGGACGATCCTGACCGATATTTGTCTTTGTCTGATGAAATCATGCAAGCGTATCAAGAAGGGAGAGTCCGTAACTAATCTTATTATAGGACTTTTATCATGGCTACATCAGTATATCCCAACATGGGAGGCGCGGTAGACAATACTTCTGCCGCAAAATTCATTCCAGAAATCTGGAGTGACGAAGTAATTGCCGCATACAAGACTAATCTTGTTTTGGCAAACCTTGTAAAGAAAATGAGCATGACAGGCAAGAAAGGTGATACTATTCACGTTCCTAAGCCTACTCGTGGTTCAGCACACGCTAAAGCGGCTAATACCGCAGTAACCATCCAGAACTCTGTTGAGTCAGAAGTTTTGATTAACATTAACAAGCACTTTGAATTCTCTCGTTTGATTGAGGACATTACCGAAGTACAGGCTCTAGCTTCTCTACGTCAGTTCTACACTGGTGACGCAGGTTATGGTCTAGCAAAGCAGGTTGACGATGATCTGTTTACTCTAGGTAAGTCTTTTGGTAACGGTAATGGTTCTTCATGGGTACATAACGCATCATTCCAGATTACATCAGCAGGTGCTTTGGAAGCATTTGATGCTGACGGAGCCGCTGACGTTAAGGATTTCACTGACGGTGCTTTTCGTGCTTTGATTCAAAAGATGGATGATGCAGACGTACCAATGGACGGACGTAGCTTTATTGTTCCTCCTTCACTACGTAACGCTATCATGGGTATTGATCGCTACACTTCTACTGACTTTGTTAATGGCAAAGGCGTAGAGACTGGCAAGATTGGTAATCTTTATGGCGTTGATGTGTTTGTATCTACTAACGTACCTGTTATTGACACGACTGGCGGTGCTTCTATCCGTGGCGCACAGTTGATCCACAAGGACACTAATGTTCTTGCAGAGCAACAAGCTGTTCGTTCACAGACTCAATACAAGCAGGAGTTCTTAGGGACTCTATACACTGCTGACACGCTTTACGGTTGTCAAGTAATGCGTCCTGAAGCAGGATTCGTACTGGCTGTACAATAAGCCTTTACACTTAAGGGGATTCTTCGGAGTCCCCTTTCTTTCTTGTTTTCTTAGGAGCTATTCATGGCAATTTTTAGAGGGGACGGTGGCGCAGGTGATTCTAACACCGATGCCACATTATCAGCAGTAACTGAACAGGCTGTCATAGCCACTAATAAAGCAAGTGAAGCGGCTACTAGTGCGGCCGAAGCACTATCATCAAAAAACTCTGCAACTCAATCAGCATCAGCGGCCGCAACTAGCGCAACAGGCGTAAGTGCCTATGCTACAGCCGCACAAAACTCAGCAACAGCGGCATCAGCTAGTCAAACAGCGGCATCAGCTTCCGCAACAAGTGCTTCATCAGCAAAAACAGCGGCAGAAACTGCGGAAACTAATGCAGAGACTGCTGAGACTAACGCAGAAACCGCTGAGACTAACGCAAGTGCTAGTGCTACCACAGCTACTACTAAAGCGGCACAGGCGGCTACAAGCGCAACCAGTGCTTCCAGTAGTGCTTCTAGTGCATCTTCCAGTGCAACCACTGCAACAAACAGTGCAACCAGTGCGTCCACAAGCGCATCTACTGCAACAACAAAAGCAAGTGAAGCTTCCGCAAGTGCTAATACAGCCACTACTAAAGCAACACAAGCGGCTACATCTGCAACCAGTGCGGCTACTTCAGCCACTGCTTCATCTAATTCAGCAACGTCTGCGGCTACTAGCGCA